CACATCGTCCCGATGGTCTGATAAGCCTTTGAAGCCCTCGGCGGAAATTGCCTTGGCCTCTGTCTTCGAGAACCCTGCGTCCCGCAGTGCTCCTTCAAATTCTCTGATAGTTGTGATGGATTTCATCGCCGTGATCTTGGCAACATCAAGCATGGGAAACGTCACCAGCGAGATTTCAAACAGCTCGACTTCCATCAACTTGCGAATGCGTCCGCCGCCTTCTTCGGTTGCCTCAGACACGCGATACCCAATTGACATGCTGTCAATGGCTCCGGCGCGCATAAGCACCATCGCTTCCTCAGATTGGCGAATACCTTTGAGCAGACGGCCCCGAACAAACAGTCCGCGCTCGTCTTCCTGCATGACATCAAATACGCCAATGGGTTGCGCGCTGTCGTGTTGCCACAACATCTTGACGTTGCGCCCAGACCCTAATGATTTGGTAAATGCGCCGCGCTCTACAACGTCCATTCCATGATCGACTACGCCAAAAACGGAGGCGTAACCCTCAAAGACGCCATCCGCGTCAGGCTCTTTCTTTACTTCAAAGGCAACGGACTTATGTTCCATCGTTTTTGTCATAGAATGGTCCATCTGTAGGGATTGGGACGCCATCACGACGGCCTTTTGCAAAGTCTTAACATACTTTTGCAAACTTGCAAAGGGTTGCTTTAATCGTCCACGATATGACTTACAGCGCACCGGCAGTTTATCACATTGCCCGCGCTGGCAGTCGGATCGCCGGGCGTCATCATTAACTCAAACTCATCCCCACCTATCGCCCGCTGATCCAACGGAATGGCAATGCGGAAAGGCTGGTCCATGTCCACGATCTGGCCATTGGCAAGCCTGTGCGAGTTGCGCGTGCGTGCGTCCTCAGCAGACACCCATTCCTTGCGCAGCTTAAGACCCGTTGCGCGTGCTGCCCCGTCTGCGCCATAGTTTGCCGCGCCGTGGGTCTCCGTGCGTGCGATCAAGGCCCCGCGTTGACGTGAGACCCCGAAAATAGCGTCACTGATTATCTTGGCGATTGATTCCGTGCCAAGGCCCTCGGATTGCCCGCGCGTGATCTGTGTGATGATTGCTGTGCGAGTGGTTTCTGACACGCTTGTGATGCGCCGCCGGATTGCCTCACGCCCAATGTAGTCAGCGGCTAATCGGCGAAAGAAGTCTGCAAAGGACTTGGTTTCAAGCACAAGGCCGCGCGATTTGCCCTGCCCAACGATCCGCTCCCCAAACGCCTCAACAGCCACGAGCGTCATCTGTTGATATATCTGCGCCATGATCTGCACATGGTCTAGGGGCAATGACGGAGCGGCACCTGTGGCCTCGTATTGCTGCAACATAACGCGGGACGCGCGTGCCACCTCTGCGGCTAACAAGCGACCAAACCGACGCTCCATTAACACCAACAGACGTTCCTGCCTGCGCTGCTCAGTTTGCGGCGATCCGTTAATCAGTCGCTTTGACATCGTAACCCATGATGTGCGCCGCGGCCTTGGCGTCAATGTCGGTTTCGCCAATGCCTAAGCCTGTGGATGCGTCGGCCAATGGCATCAGGCCCAGACCCACAAGCAGCACGTCGCCTCCTTGGATCGCCTCAAACCCCTTAAGCTCGCGCCGTTCGTTGATTGTTAGGTCGGTTGCCTTGTCCGCCATGGTCCATAGAGTCATGCGTTTGTCAGCAATGGCGGGTATCTTGTCCAGATCGGGGTGCAATTCCGTGCCGTCATCGGTGATTGATGCGTTCCAGTCTTCGCCAATCATGTTAACGAGCGGAATAACTGTGTCCTCCCAGAACGCTAGACGAGCCTCTGCATAGTTTGAATAGGTGTTGTCGCCGGGGATGCCTAGAAGCTGAGGAGGCACGCCGAACGCAAGCGCCACGTCACGCGCGGCTGAATACTTTGTCTCAATGATGCCCATATCAGACGGAGACATTCCCATCTGTTGCCATTCAAGACCGCCCTCAAGCAACATTGGCCGACCGCCGTTGGCCGCGCCTTGGTGCTGGTCTTCAAGCTGCGTTTTGAGCCTGTGGAATTGCTCGTCAGATAATGGCTGTTCGCCGGATGTCTTAAGCGCCCCACTTGGCCGCGCGCTGTTCTGCAATAGCGATTGCATCCACGACATTGACAGGTTGTGCTGGTCAATCGCATAAGAACCTGCTTCAATCGGGCTCATGCCGTAAAAATCATTCAATGGGTTGAACAGCTTAAGTTGCCGCACCTCTCCCGCGCCGACTTCATCAAGCAAAAACTTAACAGTCTTCAAGCCTGCCTTATATTCGTAGCAAATTGGGAAGCCGTTAATGCCAGGCACGACGGTCATTCGGTCCGGCCTTAGCTGATACAACTCAGCGATGCGCCCGCCCGCCTCTACCTTTTCCTCGTAGCCGTTGCCCGAAATCATCAGGAAGCCGACCTTGGCGCGCATGTACTGCTTGCCCGACTGCATTGGGTTTGGGTTCTTAATCAGGTCAAGGACAGGGCTATCCGTGATCTCAGTGTCGCCACGAAACAGCGTCCAGACGACCGATGCAACCGCGTCCGCAATCATGTTGACAGATCGGTAGGCCACGACGTTGCGCCGGTATCCCTCATCAGCAAACGCTGCATAGTCCCGATTAGACCAAGCGGGTTGGCCGGGGTTCATAACCATGGCCGCGCCTGTTGCGCTTTGCTTGGTTTCGGGTGGTTTGCGGAAAGGGTTGCGGATTTTCATTGCGTCTCCGAGAAAGCGTTTCGCCCCCTATAGCATGGTTGCGCGCGTTATGCTATAGGGCGCGGGTTTAGCGTTTAGGTGGGAGCGGCGGTTGCATCTGGAATGCGCTTTAACGCGCGCGCCATTTCAATTTGCAGGTGAGTTACAAGCGACAACTTTACATAACCCATGTGCCCTCCCACCACGAAAGTCCACCTTTCGTCATGCAAGCTACGCACTAAAGTGACTCCATTTGCTTTTAGAAAGCGTGAACCTCTCCAACTCCATTCGCTTGGGTGACTAAACAATCTGTCGCGGATTACGCTATCAATACTCATGCCCCGTCCCCCAATGCAGCGCGGGCAAACTCAGAGATAAGCGTTGCGTTTTCATGTGTGTCAGTCCGCCTGAACCCAGCTAGGCTTGCGTGCTCGGCTATGTATTTCAAAGCCGCCTCAAGCTCGGAAATGCGGGCTTGGACGTCAATGCCGACCTCGATCGCAGCGCCCAAAAACACCTCGCTTGCAGTCAGGTATTCGCCTGCGTACACACCACCAGCCTCGGCAAGCGTCTGGTAATCTGTGGCCGATATCGTCCCTAGTCCTTTAGTCATGGTATTCTCCCTTTACAGCGCCCTGATACTAGGCTGAGCCCTAACATACTGCACATCGGCAATCGCGTCAAACATTGGATCAAGCATGTCGTCGTTAGCGCCATTGGGAAACGATTTGGCCTCAGCAAGAAAATCCGACAGCCACGGCGCATTGCGGGGCAGCAGCACGTTGCCGCTTTCCACCATTGGGGCCGCATCAAGGGCGCGCTCAACCTTGTCAGTGCTGCGCGGAATGCCAATGATCGGAATCCCCTCGCGTTTGAGCGTCTGAATTAAGCCGGTGCCTGATACCTTGTCCTCAACCTTAAACGCACGCAGCGCGCCATTAAGTCCATTTGTCAGCGCTTGGTGCTTGGCCCAAAATGCGCGCCCCTGCACCAACAACTCAGGGGCTTCCCACTTGCCTCGCACCATGTCCACCAATACGGCCTTGCCCTGCCTTGATTTGCCCCAGCACTCAAACACCGTATAGTCGTGTTGCTTTTTTATTTTCTGTGCAGTGTCGCCATATATGTTGCGCTCTGTCAGATCAGGCAGCAGGTCGTAATACTGCCACCATTCGTCTTTGAATATGCCGCCGCTAACAGATACCTTCCAGTTCCCCCCAAGAAGCCTCTCGCGCTCAACACTGGACAGCGATAAAAGGTTTGCCATGTATCCAGGGTCGGCAGCCATCAACGCCTTGTTGTCAGTTAGCTTTGACGAGATAAACGTTACAGACTTTGCCGGAATCGGTATTTCTACCCCGTTTTCGTTTGGCATGGTGTAAATAGACAATTCTTTTGGATCACTAGCCCAGACAAGCGAGTCACCAGCCCTAACAAACCAACGTATTTTGCCGGACCTTTCGGGAATGGCATATCCGGTTTTCTGATCAATCCACCAACCAATGAACTCAGCAACCCAGCTATCCGGATCAGGGTTGCACGTTGCGCGAATGTAAGGCCGGACGCCACACATTGAACGATTGCGAGATAGCATGTACCAGAATTGCTTTTCGCTGAAGTGAGTCAACTCATCAAAGCAAATCAAGGGTATTTGCGAACCCTGCCAATTGAACCTAGTTTTGTCATGTTCTAAGTGTGAAAAGCTAATGGTAGCGCCTGTTGGGAAAGTCCAGTCAAGCAGATGCTCACGCGGCTTGCCGTTGGCTGGCCCGTAGACGTCCATGCTTTCGTCCCACAAGCCGCCCTCGTTTCGTATCTGAACGGTTGACCGGCGAAAGAATACTGCCCCGAATTTTGGGTTGCCGATGTTACGCAACGGCTCAAGCAAGAGCGCCCAAGTCTTACCGCCACCAGCGGCCCCGCCATAAATGGCAATATCAGCAGATGAAGATATAAAGTTTTCCTGCGGCCCCTCTTGGGGCCTAAACGTCTTCAGTTCTGCCATTGTCTGGCAATTGATAAACCGCAACGGGCGTCATGCTGCCGTCGTCTGACGTGTGGTTCTGTTCTATCTTGTCGCCATACTTTTTAGGCTGCAGCTTAGACAACATCCATTTGCGACTATCAACGCGAAGGCGCGACCGCTGGATGTGCTCTGCGTTAAGGCGTTCGCCTTCTTCGGTGCTGATCGTATCGTTTGTGCCGTCGTCAGATATGTCTAGGATTTCCTCAAACAGCTTTTCCGCCCTCGCTTCGCACGCGCGCGTGTATCTATCAATCAGGTCCCTGTCACCGTCAAGCCATTTATACCAAGCTGCGGTTGATGGCGTGAAGTCATCCCGATCAGGCCCGCATATTTTAACGATGCTTTCGCCCTTGGTTACGCGGGCAAGTATTTCGTCAATGATTTCTGGCGTTTTCTTATCTGTCATGGCTTGCCTTTTATCATGGAATTGCGTTGGCGTATAGGTGTTATGAGTGTGGGCATCCCGCCCGTTAGGTTGCCCCCTGATGCCAATGCTAGTGCGGCACCGTGAGGACTTAAAGGGATGCCACGAAGGCTAATCCCAATTGCTGTACCTTTATATTCCGACCTAGCAAGCCGAATGTTTAGTCTATGCACTTATGGCAGCATTTCGCCAGATTGTAATACGCTTGGCACCGTACCAGTGTACGAATTTATCCGCCAAACGCAACAACGACCGCTAAGGCGACCTCACGGGCTAGGCCCAAATAAACATGTATCACCGCTTACAGTCGCTTACAATAGTGTTGTCTGTCCCCTTGGGGTTTAGATGCTTAGAATAGGTTGAACGCGTACCAAGTCTTCCTGCCTACCTCTAACATCATTCGGATACAGGCCACAGCACGATGATGCACCTTGGCGGGTGGCCCTTGCCGCGCTCATGAGGTGTGTACTGCGGGTTTGCCTTGCTTGTAGAAGCCCGCGCACGGGGTTTCACCGTGGTACACACCACATCAATGCGGCTGTTGTCGTGGTCCGCGCTCTGGTAGGAATACGCGGACCACTTACCAACAAAGGAAGGCCCATGACGACCTGTCCTAAGTATGCGTTATTCTTCGGACGGGGTCAAGGGGTCCGCGTGTTTTGCACCTTGGGCAAACGTCAAAATGAAACTCACAAATCCATCCGTCTTCTTTTGCGACCTTACGAATGTAATCCCCATCGCAACACCATGTAACGCCAGTATAGTTTGCGCTGCATTTGTCGCATTGAATCCCCTTCCACATAAATGCCGCAAACCTTTCAAGCCCGCCAACTATTGCCCGCATCCTATTCGCCCTCGGTTGGTGCTGCGGGTAGGGGCATCCAGTGAGTGAAGCATGGCTGATTGTGTCCGCAAAACCCTCCCCAATGCTTTACACTAGGCCCAGATTCAAAGCTGAACAATAAAGATGCGACATCCTTGGGCGCTGTCTCAATGGGTTGCCAGCCCCCATTGGCGTCTTTCATAGCCGCCTCAACAGAATGCACGTCGTCGCCTTGGTGTGTGTGGTCATCGGTCATTTTGCACCGTCCCTTTCCGATAATTTATCCAAGCGGTCGGCCCTTTGCTTGTC